ACCTGATCTAGTTGACCAGACTCATTCCCATAAAACTTGAAGCTATCCGGAAAACCCATAATCCTAGCATTTTCCCTGACAGTTAAAACTCTAGACTCTGTTGGGTGTACAAAACGCGAACAATGAGATGCGATAGTACCCGCGTGTTTGTCCGGATTTAGCCTCAAATTATTTTGTGTACCATAATAAGATTGGCCTATCTCTAGTTTAGAAAAGCCCTCTATTCTTTTAGCAGAATGTCTTGGCGGCTTATTGTTTGGTACATCTTCGGGAATATCTAATACTTCTTTTAAAATTTTCCCTCTATAATATTTTCTAATCAATTCAATAAAGCCCATTTTTTCTAAGGCCTCAAAACTAAACTCTGGTTGAAAATTTTTAGCCCCAATTACAAAAGCTCTTTTACGGCTCTGTGGTACTCCAAAATCAATAGCGTTTAAAACTATTGTTTGAATATTATAATTTGGTAATTCATATATAGCACTATCACTACCTTTGAATCTTAACTCTTTGCCCTCAAACCATAATGTTTTTAAAACATTGGGTACATTTTCTAATACAAAACAATCGGGTTGAATATGATTTACCGCTGTTAAAAATTTTACATAATCAAAATCAAAAGGGTCTAATTCATGTAGCTTACCTTTATCTTTTCTTTTAGTACCTAAATTGCTAAACTGTTTACAATCAGGTGAGCCAATAATTAAATGACTTGGTGTGCCCCTCAAATCTTTATAGTTATCAAAACCAGTTGTGCAACGGGCTTTGGGAAAGTTGTTCATAAATGTATCAGCATTAAAAAAAGTTCGAGGTTCAATGTTGAACTTGACATCAAAGCCACCCCATTGGGCTCCCAACAATGCTCCACCAATTCCTCCATAGATTCCACCTACATTATAAAAGTTAAACACTATACTGTACCATTCTTTAGCATTGTTCTTTCAAATGACCAAGCATGTAAAGAACCAATCCACATATTTAAATCACCCATTTGAAGATCCATTTCAAGCTTATCTTTTACCCATTGTGCTAGGCGAATTGTCATGTAGATATCATTTTTAAAATGCCTACGTACATCACAACTCCTAATTAAATAAGTACAATGCAACCGATTATCACGTATCATAAAATGATAGCCCAATGTGCAAGGTACGCGTTCACCAATATCAACTTGGTCTTCCGGGTACCACACAGAAAGGTAAGCTTGACGCGTTAATGGATCTTTTTTCATACGCTCAACAAGATGATCTAGATCTCCATAGTTATAACGTATACCTTTTAAATCACGGGGTGGCCAATACCTTTCCATATAAGAATGGCTAAACTGTTTATCACCTTCACGAAAACGGTCATTATCTTTACCGTGGTCATAATAAGGCCAGTTATAATATTGATTACCAGGGTTTAATGGTTGGCCTGATACACGTTCTTGAAAATGGTCTTCAGACCAAGGCTGATCAGCTTTAGTTTGGCTTTGAAGTATAGATACATTACTTGGCATTCTCATTTGATAGAAACGTTGTGTTATTTCAATCATTGGATGTTCAACTTCAGTTGATTGCCATTTAAGTGGCTTTACTTCTTGACCATTTTTATACAAGTCTAAAACTGCTTGTTCAATACATTCGTGTACAGGTTGTGTCATTAATTCTCCGTAATTTAATTATTAATTAAATATAAGTTTAGCTACCAAAAACTTTCTTGGTACCGCCATCATAAATATAAGCATGGCCCTCTTGAATTAAGGTTTGATTAACACTTATTGGTTGGTCTTCATCACCAATAAATACTTCACCCAATAGTCTTCCATATTTACCTAATCCGTGGCTTTGAACTAAAAACTTACTATCATTACCTTCAAGTAATTCTTTGTTTCTAGCCTTAGCCGCTAAACCTTTTTTCTTTTCTTCAAGATCACGAGTTCTACTTTCCCAAGTATCTAAACCCATATATCTTATTCTTTTCTTTACCCATATATCAAATCCTACATCAATAAGAGCATCAATGGTGTCACCATCTACAACTCTTAATAATTTTGCTTGATAAAAATATCTAGTCATGTTATTCCTCTTTTCCTTTAATGTCGTAACTTGCAGCTGATTCGTCTTCTTCTGTTAGGATTGCTTCATCATTTGCAGCCCCTAAAATAGCATAACCTGCAATATCACGCCAAGGGCTTTCATTAAATGCATCCTTTTCATTAGCTAATCTAAACAACTTATCAATAACACGAATTGTAGTTAACATGTCCATAAACTGTTCCGGCTTTACGCCCTCTGGGTATAAGACCTTTAAAATCTTATGGCCATTACCAAATGAATCACCATAAGCTTTATTTTTTTCCGTAACTAGTTTACCAATTTCTGTAGCAATCTTTTTATATTCTTTCATTTAATCTCCAATTAACATATCAATATCAACACCGTCTTCTTCAAACAATCTATAAGTACGTGTCAATACTCTTTTTATCCACTGCATTTTAACTGTTTCTAAAACCGCAGGGTCACCAAATTTATCTTTAAATCTTAGTAGCATTTCTTTGAAAGATGGATTCCAACTAGTAATACCATACTTTCTCATCATCATAGCTGCTGTAGGGGCCTGGTGCATATTGATAAATGACGATGTCATAAAGCAGGAGAATAAAGTACATCTAACACGTTGCTCTACAAACCCCTCTAGCATTTCGTTTAAAAATTCAAAATCCATATAAGTCTTTGGCCATATTTCTGTGTTTCTAAATACAATCAAAGCTTCATACTCAGTCATTGTAGACTTTTGTATATATAAACTATCTAAACATTTTAATCTATCAGTTCTATTAAAGGCTGGCTCAGAAAAACTAATTAACCCTCTTGCTTGTCTTGGCTGCAATTGACGAATTTGAGAAACTAATAAATCATATTGTTTTTCAACCTTGGGTCCAAAATAACTGTTTCTAAGTGTATCAAGCTTCATGTTTTTATTATACCCTGAGTATTTGTAAAAGTCTTTTTCTATAATACTATCATCAAAATGTATACCCTCTGTATAGCCATATACTCTTCGGGAAAACATTGTTGGATAATAATAAGAGTGTTGATTACCAGTAGCAGTATGTACTAAAAGATTGAACCATAGTTCAGACATGTTTTTACCGGTAACTTGGACAAACATTTACGTAAGACCTGAGCTCCCAAAACCGCCATCACCTCTTTCAGTATCATCAAGCTCATCAACCTCAACGGGTTGACCTGCCCAAATTGGTACTAAAATTAGCTGTGCAATTTTTTCACCTTTTTTAATTATAACATTAACATCAGAGTGGTTAAACAAGTGAACATGTATTTCACCTCTATAGCCTGCGTCAATTACTTCAGCGCCTTTGTCTAATTTTAATTTTGTTGCTCTACCTGATTTATTATAAACCAATAGTGCATGCCCTTTTGGAAACTTACAAGCTAACCCTAAACCGGTGGTCATATCACCTCTAGCAGGAATACGTATATCTTCAATAGTATAAACATCAAGGCCAGCATCATCGCCATGTGCCCTTTGAGGTACAACAGCATCTGGGTGTAATTTTTTAAATTCTAACATTACTTACCTCTCAATACAAAGATTAGTCTGTTCCAAACCCCTTTGATAGGTTTTTGTGCAGATTTTTTACCAGCTCTATAACCTTTATTATAAATAGCTTTATTTGCTTTATCATTAAGATCATAAAATACTCTACTTTTTCTACCCATTTTTCATCCTTTCGTTGATTAAGAAATCAACACTGCTATCTCCAGATTTAATTCTGGCTCTGTTTAATGTAGTTATATCATAAAAATTTTCATAGCCTGTAATAATAGAATCAAGCTTTTCAAGTTTTAAATAATATTCACCTCTTGTTTTCATACGTTCAATAATGTTTTCTTTTGTAGCTGTAATTTCAACATACAAATGATCGTTTTGTTTTAAGCGTTTGCTTAACTCTTCTTGATACTCAAGTGTAAGTAAATTATACCCACGAGTAGCAGGCCCATAAATCAACTCAGACATATAAAACCTATCAAAGATAAGAATACCACCTGCCGGTTTAATTGCTTTTTCGTAAGTATCAAGCATTGCTTTATAGTTTTTATACAACATGTGTGATGCTGCTGCTGAATCTTCTGTTGGTCTATTACCGTGCTTAATTAAATAAGCATTTGGAGCTTGCTTAAGTATTCTTTCAGCCATCCAAGTTTTACCGGCACAATCAACACCTTCTAAAATCAAGATCATCTTTTACTCCTCATATTTGTAAATGCCATCAGCTGCAACTTTTAATTTACCTTGCTTTATCAATTCTCTAACAACTCTTGAGACTCTTGTTTTGCAAGTAGAACCTTTTGCAGCATAACCGCGTTCTGTATTAGTTATATCAATAATATCTTTTTTAGTATGTTTATTCTCTTTAATTAAATTTAGAATAAATTCTTTTACTGTAGTATTAAAGCCTGTCGTTACTTTTATTTTTGTTTTCTCAACCTTTGCTTCATTCTTTTTGTTTTCAATTTCCTGTAAAGCTAATTGATAAGCATTGTAAACTTCATCAACCATTTCACTTTTATCAAGGGAGGGTTCAATTTCAATATTGAGTTCTTTCTTGATTACCTGACAAATTTCTTCGGTAGATAGATCAGGCATATCAATAATGTTTTTTATATCATCCCTTGTTAATGTGCTCATTCCCATGTGTACCTCCTACATACTTTTAATGAACTTATCTACAAAATCGCTTGTAGATGGTTTTTCTTTTTTAGCAAGTTTATATGCTTGCTTTTCAAATAATTTTTTATCCTCTCTTGATAGCGTATTGATTTTATCTCTAACACATTCAAGAATAAAAGCTGATAGACTTTCATCTGGATACTTTTCCTTTACAAACTCCTCACAAATAGCAACAAAATTCCTTTGATGCTTAGGAACATAAATAGATAGTTGTTTATATAAACTATTTTCTTTTGTTTTCTTTACCTGATTTTTTTCTACTTGCATATTGTTGCATAGCCTCTCTTTTTTGCTTTTCTAATTTAAATCTTCTACGGTACTTAGCTTTAAGACCGCCCCATTTTCTTCTATTTCTTCCCAATTAATCCACCTTGTTTTCTATATTGATAACTGTAAGCCATGTCCGGTATTGGTAATATCCAAAGCAATGGTTGACCTTCTTTATATTCAGTTACCTTACCATTAGCTTTTTTACAATATAGAGTAATTGGAAAAAACTTATTAGGTTCCCCATTATCAATAACGTAACTTTCAAAATTTTTGTCATCTAGTGACAAGACCAAAAAGCATGTACCTGGCGGCAATTCAATTTCTAAGCCCAAATCAAATCTAAAGCCTTGGTTATATTCTTGTGCATTTTGTTCTTCAGGGCTTGGGGCACTTGAATCGTTGAATACATCACTTGGTTTATTTGGATTATATATAAAACTATAAGGTGAGCATATTTTAAACCCAAATGATTGAGCTTTATCAAAAGTCAAGTTTGACGTTTGAGTTTCTGGACTAGGAATATAAAAATTAGCACCCCAGTCATGTTTCTTATAGTTTATATCCATTGTATAAGCACCTGTTATTCTATCTCTACTTAATCCCATTAAAATCCTTTTCTGTTAATTCATAAGCCCAGTGTTGAAGACTTTGTCTTATAACTGGACTAACAGTATAATCATTATAATTAGTGTCTTTCTTTTGACAGGCTTTAATTAATCTATTTCGCCAGCGACCATTAGGCCCCGCAAAGTTTAACCATCTTTGTATTTGACGAGTATCATCTTTTGACCTGCGCCCATAATAAAAATGGCAATACCATTGTACCCAACCATAAGGGTCAAGCTCTTCTTGAATCCAGCCTTTATCTCTCCAATCTTCAAGTGAGGTACCTGCATTTACTTTATATTTATTTAATTGTTTATTAGCAGTTGATGATAACATTAGATCCTTGTCTAGCCCTTGCCATAAATCTGGGGGTAAATTAGTCAAAGCATTAGTACCAGAATGGTTTGGGTCTTCAAGGTCTCTAAAATAAGACCCTCCAAAACTACCATATTCAAAAATTTGTTTTGGTGTCAAGTTAGGTGTAAACTCTGGATAGTCTTTGAAACTAATCAACATCAATTATAGCCTTTATATCAAATTCACTTTCTTTCTTATAAGTCTTTAATCTTGCTTTTGAATGGCGTTCAAGCATACCGTTGTCAGCATCATAGAAGTCAATAATCATTGCTTTACTTTTACCTTCTGATTTACGTAATGCTCTACCCACCCTTTGAACTGTTTGTTTGTTAGACTTGCCCCCGCCAGCCATAATGATTACATCCATTGATGGAATATTAACACCTTCATTAACAACAGTACTAATTAAAACTTTTATTTTTTTATTACCAAAATCTTCAAGTATTTGTTTACGTTCTTCAGCAGGTGTTTTACCTGACATAAATACCGCTTCGGGAATCATATCAGTTAATAAACCTCCATGCTCTTCAACCCTGGTTACTGTAATCAATACTGATTTATCCTGTGCTGAATATTGTTCAGCTAAGCGAACAATTTGAGCATTCCTTCTAGCATTTCTTAAAATATTTTGTTTATAAGCAGCTTGCCAATCTGAATACCTTTGTGGGGGATGAATCCTATACATTTGTATTTCAGGTCTTGTTAGCAATCCCCTTTTAATCAATTCACTACTACTAACATGGTCAATAACTCTACCTGTTGCACCCTCAAGTAATTCCCTTTCTAATGATTCAACATCACCGGGTGTAGCAGTTAATCCAAATTTATAATAACAGTCAAGCATCATAGCAATTTGAAAGTAAGTATTTTGTATCTTGTTCTTACCTGCAACATTGATATGGTGTGCCTCATCAATACATAGTACATCAATACCTTTAAATAAATTATTTAAATCTTCATCATTACGTTTAATCTTTGACCATAATGATTGAACTGTAGCAACAGTAAATAATTTTGGATTGAAAACGCCTTCCCCAATTTCACCTACAAAGTCTTCACCTAAAAAGCCTTTTAAATCTTCAGCAGTTTGTATCAATAAATTAAGTGTTGGTACAACAATCAAAGAAGCTAATCCAAGCTCAGCTAATATTGCAGCAGTTACAACTGTTTTACCCGCCCCCGTTGCATGGTGAATAATACCTCTACTTGATTTAAGAGATGACTTTAGTGCCCTATCTTGATAATCACGTAATTCTGGTACATTATAACCTGGGGTCATCCTCATAGGTATGGGGTTACCCGCCGCTTTTGTTCTTACATCTTTAAAGGTTAAGGAGTCGGAATATGCCTGTAAGGCTGGATCTTTCCTTAACCTTTGTATAAATTTTCCCGTCCATCCCGCTGGAAATTTATTGTATTTAAAATAAGGTAGTTTACTAACCATTTTCATACGACGGGGTGGCTTTTGACTAAAGTCCAGCCCGTAATATTCATATTCTTTATTACACCATTGATGAAGCAATGCTTCTTCTTCGGGTGTAGCATTAGTAACTATAGTATAACTATTTCCTAAATTAAATTGCATATTTCCTTTGAGCTAATTCAATACAAGTTTTGATAGTTGTAAAGTATGTACTAATACAAGGTTTGCTTAAACCAAATGCTTTACTAATTGTTTCTCGTGTTGCATTAGGAAAAGCAATCTTGAAATAAAATACTTTTGCTAAAGATCTATTCTTTGAAATCTTCTGTTCAACATCAGCATATATTTGCCAATATAAATCTTCATTGAATTGTCTATTGTAGCCACCCGTATCACTTAATGATTTATAGATTAACTGTTCAACATTTGATTTAGAATCATCTTCTAAGAATACTGAACTATCCATACTAATTTTGTGACCTAGCCTACCTTCTCTTGTTATCTTTCTTAATTCTTTAATAAGTGCTTGATGCATTCTCATTCTTATCCATGTTAGTACTGAAGAACCCTTACCATCTTCCCAAGTATTAATAGCTTGATATAATCCAATACGTGTAATTTGTTCAAAATCTTCTTCATCTCTTGCCCCGCTAGGGTCAAAATATTTGTACGGATTAACCATCATTACTGTTGAAGTCCAAAGTTCATCAAATACAGAACAAGAACCAGTTTCTTGAAATAATTTAACAAGGATAACTGCTTCTTTATTTGTCATTTGACCTCCTATTTGATAATTGTGTATAATTGATTAATCAAATATAACAATAAAATTTACAGATAGTCAAGAACTATTTATAATAAAGTTATCTTAGACAGTTAAACTCTTTATTTTCTGTTGGTATTTTCAAGATCAACTTAACCATTTCCCTAATATATGGTGAGCTAATGTTTTCTAGTTTTGATATATCATTTCCGTACATATCATAATTCTGTTGCATTGCCTCATGTAAGTTATGCCCAAACGAAGTGTTAGGAATTTCGTATTGCATTTCATTAACATTTTCCAACTTGAAAATAAATTTTTCCAAGAAATTTCTTTCGGGCAATTCTCTACGTTTCGGGTAATACATGTGAGAAGCAAAGTGGTGGTATTCTCCAACCTCAAGCCCTAATTGTTGTGCAATGTAAATTTGTAAAAAAGTATGGTGAAAGATATCATAAGGCAGTAGATTGATTATATCATTAGTTCTCATGTTTGTAAACAAATGTAGCTTATCATCTCTTCTTAAAAAATGGTGTGTAAGTGTACAAGGCCTTCTATTATAACTTGGAACATTTAAAAGATATTCATCATTCCACATATTAATAATAGCTTCCCGCGTTGTTTTTTCTTTCTTCAATAATTTTATTGTTGCTGGTACTTGAAGTTTATAACATTCACCATAAGCATAATGAAATTTACCATCTTCTTTAGCAAGCTTTCTTTTCCAAGCAGGTCTGTATTCATAAGCAAGTCCAGGGTTTTGATAATATTCATCAACACCAAAGACTCCAGACATTCTATCAAATAATTCTTGAAAACACCATTTCCAGTTTTTTGGATAGTATAAAAGATTTTTATGTGGATCAGTCAATATTAATTGAACACCCATAAGATCCCGCGTCTTTGCAAGTAATTCGCCTTTATCTCTTACGGCTTTTACAGTATTTAAATAAAGTTCATTTGTATTATCACCTTTAATAGTCGTAATCATTGTAAATCCTCCAAATTATAATTTCAATAAAGACGATTATACTGATTGCTATTATAATTTCTTGTATCATTAAAAATTCTCTAGCCCACCGTCACTTGGAGTAATCTCTAAGGTACTTTCATCAAATACCATTGTTGCCGTCCCAGTCGGTCCGTTTGATTGCTTAGCAACGATGATTTCCATCTCATCATTCATTGAATCTTGAAAATAATATTTTTCCCTATATAAAAGCATTACAAGTCTAGCCGCTTCCTCATAATTACCAGAATCTTTTAGATCACTAATTTTTGGGCGTTTATCTGATCGGCCTTCAACGCCTCTGTTAATTTGAACAAGACAACAGATATGGCAATCAAACTCTTCAGCCATTCTTGATATTTCCCCTAGCTTTACCCCAACGGTTTGAGCTTTATTTGTTGCAACATTAACATCCATTAGTTTATCAAACAAGTCAAAGAAAACAACATCAACTTTTCTTTGTTGAGTTATTTGATATAATACACTTCTTACATCTGCAACGGATACTGAACGGCTTGGGATAACATGATAGTTATATTCTTCATCAATCTTCTTGTTAGCTTTTTGAATTAGTTTTAACCTATAATCATTATTATCCCAAGACCATGAGCGTAGTATCTCTGATAAGGGTATCTTGGTCATGATAGATTCTAGTCTATCTTGCTCTGTTGAAAAACCTTGTTCAATACCAAAGTTTACAACCCCTAAACCATTTTCAAGTAAATTATACATCATGTTTGTTTTTACAGATGATTTACCCAATCCCGGTCTAGCAGCCATAATACTAATATCTCCTGGACTTAATCCATTTACTATTAGTTCATCAAGGTTTTCCCAACCAAAGTTTATAATTCTTCTATTCTTTCTTGTAATAAAATCTTGTCTTCTTACTTCAGACATATCGCCTGAACTAACAACTCTAATAGAACTTGAATAATAAGGGGTAGCTTTCCATAAAGCATCCATTGAATATTTAAGAAAAGCATCTTGGTCCATTACATCATCGTAGCCTTTTGTTTGTATTTCATTTGCTACAATAATTAATTGCCTTTTTACTTTTTTGTCTTCAAGTATAGCAGTATAAGTTTCAAATTCAGTATCTGAAATTGAGCTTTCAGCCAACTCAGCCAATCTTAGTCCACCGCCCACTGCTGATAAAGTATTGGTACTTTTTAGTTGTTCAGTTAAAGAAACAATACTTACATCTTTACCTTTTTCAAATAAAGCATGCATACCATTAAAAATTAATCCATTGTCTTTTCGATGAAAATGCTCGTTAGACAAGTCAGCCATCCCTTTGGCTAAACAAGTTCTACTCAAGATCATTAATCCTAAGACAACGTTTTCAGCTTCAATGTTTTGTGGTAATCGATCTGCCATAATAGCTATTTAAATATTTATCCTTTAATTTTTGTTTCAATTCAAGTAATCTTGCATGCCCTGGTCCACCGTGTTTAATTGTACCCATTTCAAGCATTTCTTCATAGTGTTTAATAATTGCTTTTAAACCCATTTTTTCACCCATAATAATCCTGCCTATAGTTGTATAAATTTACATGCATCAGCAACTCTGAAAAAATTTGAGCTTCCAATATTTTGTTCCAAACTCTCAGGTGTACCATTTACCGTAATAAACATTGGTAAATTATTTGAGTACCTTTTATATATAAGAGAATATAGTCTTGTTCTTTGAGCTTCATTCCATTTAGTAAATCCTAGCTCTTGTAAAATAAATAAATCAGAGTTTGTTAAGTTCTCATTTATTTTTGCTTCTTCCCTTGAGCGATCTCCAAAATCAAGCGAGTTAATTCCAATAAGATGGCTAGGAACATCGAGCAAGCTAACTCTATTTTTGAATAAACCTCTATCATAAATTTCTTTACATGTTCTTGCCATTGTTCGGGTAATAATCTTTGGATTCCCCATAAAGCATAAACCACCACCATTAGGGAAATCGTCAATATATTCTTGAAGATATTTTTCGACCCCTTTACTAAGTTGTAGTTCGCTAAATGTTTTTTCATAATCTTTCTCCTTGAAGCCCCAAAGCTTTAAATAATTTTTACTTGTAATGATTGCCTCCTATCCATAATACAAGAGATTTACGTTCCCCTTGAGTTACAGGTGTAACTCTATGTAACATAAAGGAAGGAAAGAAAACAACTGTTCCAGCACCTTGTGGCATTTCAATAATTCCATTACCAACATTGGCCTGTAGTTTACCGCCCTCATAATCTTGTCCATGTTCACTTAATTCAATAGTACAACTTAACTTACGCTGTGTCATAACCCCACCGCCTGCATTATCCATGTGCCAATCATAATGACCAGCATCTGCTGGATAAACTGTATATTGTAAATTTTCTCTCATAGTTGTTAAGTCAAATTTGTATATAGCTTCATTAGCTTCTATAGCCATTTGCCCTATCTTTTCATATAGCCACTGACTTGATTCATTTTTCGGGAGCCACTTAACTTTACTTTTTCTTACACTATTAAGTGATTCATCTTCAATGCTATTACTAGCTGTTGTTGCAATATCAAAATCAATAGTATCAGCCAGTGCATGTACTCTGGTAATATCTTCGGCTGTTAAACCTTTTTGAAAATAATAATAAGTGCTATGGTTTACGTTATCATCATACGGAAAATCAAAATCAAAATTCATATATATCCTCTACTTTATAATATCAACCTGTTTGGTAACGGTTGTAGTTTTCTTACGTTTCATTA